ATTTTGAGAGTGATTTCATAAAATTTTCCTATCAACTTTTTCTTTGTGTTTGCAGAAATTGACGGAAAAACTTAAGATTAGATCATAACCTTGTGAAGTTAGATCTTTTTTAGTTTAAATTAGCGTTCAACTGATTTAAACAATCCTAAATGACAATTTCTGACCGCTGGGAGCATAAAAGCTCCTGGCGGATAGTAGTCAAAACAATCTCTTTGATCTTTGATACACAACTCCATTCCACCCAAAATATTCAATTTTGCTAGTCAAAAGTAGTTGCATTAATTCATCAAAGCTAAGTATCATTTGACTTTTTCGTCCTTTAATTTTGTATAGAACTGTTCTAACACGTCTTATAAATTCCAGTAAATTACAATATTTATTTGAATAAATATTCCGTAGAGCTATAAGAAAACTATGCGAGAAGTTTTCAAAGAGATCTACGGACGCCTTAAGTCAATCGGTGTTGACTGGGCCTATGTTATTATGGTTGTCTGCCTTTTTTTTATTTCTCTTGCGCTTCTTATTCAAATCTTGCCATCCCGTTGTCTTAATCGCGTCAGCATGGGGACAAAGATCCCACGGTGTGACCGCCCCTTGAGTAACCCGATTGAGATACAAAGCTAAGTCAAGACTTACCCCCCAGTTACCCTTTTCATTGATAATCTTACGTAAAAGAGAAACCGATATTCCATATTCTCTTCCGAATATAGCTGAGTTCCAACGCTTCATTAGTAGAAATTGTGCAAGTTTCATAGTTTCCTTTCTTTTTTGTTGCTTTAAATTTCACGATTATGTATATTTATGGACATAACGATAACAAGATACCGACTTAAACGTCAAGGAGGATTAAATGATTGAGCAAAAATGGTATGAAAGAATGACACCGCAGGAGTTTGATGATTATGAAGAAGATATGTCAAGACTAGATCTTGAAGATCAATTTGAGCTGTTAATGCAAGAGCAAGATGAAAGATTAAATAGAAATAATAATTGGGATGTAGTCGATTTTATCGACAGCTTCTTCACTTATGCTCATAGGAGGATTTTATGACTAGCGATCAGATTGCCTACGCTGAAAGTGTGGCTATATTTTGCTTATTAGGATCAATGACTTTTTTACTTTTAATTATTGGAGGCTGACATGTTCCCAGATGCTAAAGACTTAGCGTGTGCATATTTTGAGAAATTGCAAAAAACACAAGAGCGAGATGAATATATTGAGGCTCAAATAGAGGAATATAAGGCTGTAGCTGTAAAGCGGCTTTACAAGTTTGTCGATCCGAGCGTAGCGGAAGCAATTGCAGGAACAATCGCCTTCGCTTACGACAACGGTTTAGAACAAGCTTCAGAAATAGTAAAAAAACTTGCACTTAATGACAAGCATATAGCTGCTTTGAATAACGACTCCGAAACTATGTGTAAATTGATTTTAGAAGACTTAGAAGACCTGGATTATTACGAAAATTATGGAGAATAAAATGACTGTAGCTATGCAAAACAAAAACGAAATCACACAATTTAACCCTGAGCAAGTAGCTTTAATTAAGAACTATCTTTGCAAAGGCATAAACGATGATGAGCTAAAACTTTTTCAAGCCGTCTGTAAAAAGACGGGTCTTGATCCTTTCATGAAACAGATTTATGCAGTCAAAAGAAAAGATCAAATGACCATCCAGACTTCTATTGATGGATATCGGCTCATTGCAGAGCGTACAGGCCGTTATTGTCCTGGTCGTGAATCAACCTATCAATATGAGGACGGAAAAGTCGTATGCGCCACTTCTTACGTTAAGAAACAGACAATTGACGGCACTTGGCATGAAGTTGCTGCTTCTGCTTACTATTCTGAGTATGCACCCGAACCTTACTCAAATGGAAAGATGAACCCTTTCTGGGAATCTAAACCCCATGTCATGTTAGCTAAATGCGCTGAATCATTAGCCCTAAGGAAGGCATTTCCTAATGAGCTATCAGGGCTTTATTCAGATGAGGAGATGCATCAAGCCTCGAATAACTTAGCTGAGCAAAATATTTCTCAAGATCAAACAGATGAGCTTCAAGATTTACTAGATAAATGTTCTCCTGATTACCAAGCTAAGTTTAATTCATGGCTTGCAGAGCGTAAGAAGATTAATTCGCTAAGCTTACTTCCATTGGCTTGTTATGAGAATACCAAAGAACGGCTAATGGCCAAGGCTCAGGAAAACACGGTTAAATACGGAGAGGATGCGATTAATGGGTAGAATTTCTGATAGAAAAGGTCAAAAATTCCCCACAGATTTAACTAATTCAAGGTTTGGAAAACTTACGGTTTTATATAGGGAATCTGAAAAAAGAAATAGAATTTATGTGTGGAGATGTAAATGCGATTGCGGAAATGAAAGGTCAATTGTTAGATGCTCTTTAACTTCAGGATGTTCAACTTCTTGTGGCTGTCTTAAACAGCCACCTTTTAAGCAAAGAATTATAAATAATACTGTAGTCGATACGAATGGATGCTGGAATTGGATAGGTAAATTAGATAAAGGTGGATATGCAATTTGCACTTTTAAAAATAAAAGAACCAGAATGCATAGAGCGACTTATGAATTTTATAAGGGAAGTTTTGAAAAAACTAAATTAATTTGTCATAAATGCGATAACAGAAAATGTATAAATCCCGATCATCTTTACGTTGGAACTCATAAAGATAATGCTATTGATATGGTCGTTAGAAAAAGACAAAACCTTACATTGGGCAGTGCTCACCAAAATAGTATTTTTGATGAAAAAACGATCCTTTTAATGAGAAAAGAATACTCCGAAGGAATTTTAATTTCTGAATTATCTAGAAAATATAAATCTGCATATAGAAATGTATGGAAAATTATAAGAAGGCAAACATGGAAGCACATTTAATTCAGAGATCTCCTGAATGGAAAGCTTGGAGACGCACCAAATTGACAGCAACGGACGCTTGCGTTTTAATGAATGGCATCCATTTTGGAAAGACTGTCCTCGATCTGTACCACGAGAAAACCAGTGATCCGGAAATTCCGGACAACTCAAACTTTGCAATGCAAAGAGGGGTAGAATTAGAACCCCTCGCATTGGCCTTATTTGAGGCTGAGACGGGCTATTTGATGACTCCTAGTGTCAAAGTACACCCAACACACAAAATGCTTTCTGCGAGCCTGGATGGGCTAGAATTGGATGGGGCTTGTGCGGTAGAGATAAAATGCCCCGGCAAAGCAGACCACGAGTTAGCTTTAAAAGGCATTGTTCCAGAAAAATACATCCCTCAACTTCAGCATATCATGGAAGTTTGTCAATTGCCTGAAATGTATTACATGAGTTATGTTTCTGACTCCGATTTCATAATTTTTAAGGTTAAAAAGGACAATGAGTATACCGAACGACTATTACAAGCAGAACTTGAATTCTGGCAACGAATACAAGACAGAAATCCCCCGCAGCCAACCGATAGAGATACTGAGGAAATCAAAAGTGAAGATTGGATACACTATTCTGACCAATACGCAGCATTGCACGCCGAAGAAAAAGAACTTCTCGATAAGCTCAAAGAACTTGAATCAAGAAAAGAAGATATCAAAAACGAACTCATACGTTTGGCAGATTTCAAGTCAGGATATGGAGCAGGAATTAAACTCACTAAATCCATTAGACGAGGACATATCGATTATGCACGAGTTCCCTGGCCTGAAGGTTTAGACTTAGAATCTTTTAGAAAAGAATCCAAAGAAGTATGGAGAGTTACTTTTCAGAAGGAGGATGAATCTTAAACCTTCTCATGCACACGAAATCGGCTTTTCTTGTGCATGAGCTAAAGCTTAATCAATACTCGCCAAGAGTTTCCAATATTCCATGGGCTAAATCTATGGCTATTTTACGATCCATTTTAAATGTGTTGATGACATTTTCTTTCATCACAAATTCGATTACTAATTCGTCGCCGTCTTTTACTTCGTAGTAGTTAATAATCGTCTTTTGGGCCATCATTTCTTTTTATGAGCAGCAGTCGGCTTCTTTTTATTTTTTGACTTGCCGGCTTCTGACATAGCTATTGCAACTGCTTGTTTAGGATTTTTTACAAGAGGGCCTTTCTTAGATCCGCTATGAAGTTCATCTTCTTTAAACTCATGCATGACTTTTTTAACCTTTCTATTTTCTTTTGATCCTTTCATAAAACCTCATTGTTAATGCTGAAATGTAGCTAAAAATTATTTGTAGTTCAAACAAATTTACTTTGGTGTTAAAATTTCGTACCACGAAACGAAATTTTGAGAAAAACATCATATGTCTACCTGCTACCAACTAGATTTATTCGATACAAATGATCCCGTTACTTTACTGCAAAAAGATTTCCGGATCTTAGATAAGAAATGTCAAAACGTACAAAGAGGGCTTTTTGCTCGCTTTGCCACAATGCAAGAAGAAATGGAAGCGCTAAGGGATATTTGCTATCAGCTTAGGCATGAGCTTGACACTTTAAAAGGATAAGCCCCAAAGGCCGATATAATCAATATTCGTGAGCTTTCTTAGCACGGTTTTTGAGATCTTTCGCAGCACTGAGGGCCTCTTTACGTTCTATGAGTTCTTCTTTTTTATGCTTGCCTTTAGCATGTTTTGCTTCTTTAGAATATTTAGCTGCATCTTTTTCAAGTGCTTTGGATGCTTTTTTCATTATTCTTTGGTGCATTATATATTCCTATGATAGAATTTTCACTAACGAAATTAAATTACATGGACTATGCAAAAAATCTAAATAACCGTATAATGAATAGCCCAATTAAAAAAAATATTACATATCAGCCTAAATTAATCAATAGGACATGGCGTGGCATGGCAGGGCACGGTAAGGCCGGGCGTGGCGGGGTAGGGTAGAGAGTGGTCGGGCAAGGAAGGGCACGGTAAGGCATGGCAGGGCACGGCGTGGCACGTTGAGGCGAGATGGGGCATGGAATGGCAGGGCATGGCAAGTTTTTTTAAACAAGGAAAAAAATGAAGACTATAGAATTCAAAATCACAGGCAAAACAGCATTTTTATTTAATCGATTCAATATTGAAAATGTTGCCAATAAGGCAAAAGCAAAGTCGGGATCTGCTGGAAATGACCCCGAAGAATGGAAACTAAAATGCATTGCAGATGGCAAAAGGCTATATATACCTGGATATTATATTTTTTCTTGTTTAAGCGAAGGCGGACAATACGTTAAAGAAGGAAGAGGTTCTATAAAAAAGAAGCTTATGGGGTGTCTGCTTATTAATACTCCAAAGTTTTACTTAAACTATGAGCTTCCTAAAGATATCGATGAAATGGAATCAGAGGACTTATCAAGAGATTCCTCGCAAAAGATTTATTTAGATATTAGAGCTGTTAAAAATCCAATGACTAAGGGGAAAAATGTGAGATATAGACTTGCTCTTTGTCCTGGATGGTCCACCACAGTTTCTGCCGAATGGGATGATACAGTAATTTCTAAGGATAGCATGCGCCAAGTGATTGAATCTGCTGGGAAATTCGTAGGCGTTGGAGATGCTAGATTACTAGGCTATGGTCGTTTTACTTGTGAAGATATTAAGATAAGTTAAGGCAAGGCATGGTGAGGTAAAGCCAGGCTGGGTTGGGCGGGGCTAGGCGAGGCACGGTGTGGCACGGCGTTTCATGGTGAGGCGCGTTGTGGTATGGGCCCTCTTTCGAGGGGGCATTTTTTAAGTTGACCAACCCAAAGCAATAGATACAGTAGTCGGATTGGTTGTCCATGCAGGCCCTGTAAATCCAATATTAAAAAAATCTCCTGCAGATAACGATAAAGCCAAGGCAGTATTATTAAAGTTATTTGTGGAAGAAGTTAATTGTATAGTTGAAGTAATATTCGTATTACTTGAGTTATTTACTCTTATAAATAAGGTACAATTTTGCGCTGATCCTAATGTGCCATTTACTGTAAAAGTTCCATAAACCTTAGCTAAGGTGACAGCTTTTGGAACATAAAAAATTGTTCTTGGGTCGGTTGCAGAAGTTACTGATGTAAACGCAAGAGTATTAACAAAATAATAAGTTGTGGAGTCTGCTGGATTTCCTGTAGAAGATCCGATGAATCCATTTAAATTTGCTGTAGATCCTGGTGTTGATGAAGTCCAATTAGTGCCGTCACTTGTTAAGATATTCCCACTTGTTCCTGCTGTATCTGGATATGTAGCCGTTGATGCTACCCAATTAGTGCCGTCTGCTCGGAGGATTTTCCCTGTGCCCGTAGCCGTTGAAGGATATGTGGCAGTCGAAAAATTTGAAGCAGTTCCAACGCCTTGGCCTTGAAGTATCTTTCCACTGGCTGCTGTTGGTTCATCGCATGCGTTATTTGTGACCATATCTAATTACCTTTAAGTTGAAAATGCAAGTGATAAAGATACTTGTATCGGAGCAGTTGCCCAAGTTACTGGGGTATTTAGACCAAACCAAAAAAAGTCCCCTGCTGAAAAAGAAATTCCTAAAGAAGAAAAACTATAAGGATTTGATGTAGAGGTGATTTGTATAGTTGTAGAAATATTTGTATTCGTAGTGTCATTTTTTCTTACAAATAAAGTTGCATTTTCGTTAGTTCCTCCAGAAAAAGCAAAAAAATTTAAAGCTATGCTATTCATCGTAAATGCAATAGGCGCATAGAATCTATAATAAGTTGGTGGTGTTGAAGGTCCTAATTGAGGCGTTTGATTTGGTCCGAAATAATAGGTATTATTCGCCGCCATAGATGCGGCTGTATTATTAGAATCAATAAACCCATATAATGCTGTCCCTGCTGCTGCTGCTGAGGATACCCAATTAGTGCCGTCGCTTGTTAAAACATTGGTCGACGTTCCGGCTAAATCGGGGTAAGTGGCCGTAGTCGGGCTCCAGTTTGTGCCGTCTGCTCTTAAGATTTTTCCTGTTCCTGTTGCGACGCTTGGATAAGTAGCCGTACTAAAATTAGAAGCCGTTCCTATTCCTTGGCCTTGTAAAACCTTTCCTGATGCTGCGGTTGGCTCATTTTTAGCGTTATTTGTAACCATTAATTAACAGTCCAATTACCAATTACCGAAACAACTGCCCAAACAGATCCCGAGGTTCGGAATCTTAATGTAAGGGTGTCGCCTCTTGCATTACTTGTTAAATTACCAGCCGTTGCTGTAACTGAACTACCTAGACGAATCACTTGACCCGTATTAGCGGTAACGGCTACTGCTCCTGTTGTATCACAGAAAATACAAACTAACTCCCCTTGAGCTGGAGCTGCAGGCAAAGTATATGTTCCGGCCGCTGTTGCAAAATAACCATTGTCTACTGCAAGCGTTGCAGCTGTTGTATCAGTAAAAACAACACTATTGATCGTTAAAGTGCTTCCTGATCCTGATGTGGTTACTCCTGGACCCCCTAATATATTCCAATTCCCTGAGCTTGGGCTAAGCGCTCCTCCACTATCTCCTGTTATCGTCTGACCGATAACACTACCATTTGCAGCAATAGTTATAGTTCCTGCACCATTTGTGATGGTTATTCCTGTTCCTTGGGTCAATGTTGCAGCTGTTGGAGTAGCTCCAGTGCTTCCTATAATCACTTGTCCGTTTGTCATCGTTCCTGACCATTGCGGAACACCTGTAGATGTACTAACAAGACTTGCGCTATTAGCTGCTGTTACTGCTCCCACCACATTATTTGAGGATGAATAAAGCAATTGATTAATTGTGGTAGTTGACGGATAAGTAGCCGTTGAAAAAGCCGGATCTGCTGCAGCCCCTGCCGATTGCAAGATTTGTCCTGCCGTTGCGCTAGGGCCTACTTTAGTTATAGTTGATGTTCCTGCTCCGACTAAAATAGCATGATTTGTAAGTCCTGTTAATGCTGTTGTGACAGTTGATCCACTTGCAGATGTGGCTATGCTTCCAGATCCAAGCACATTTAGATTATTTAATGCAGGTGTTGCCGAACCAGAATCAGCTGTAAAAGTGGTTGGCACCGCTGCACTTGCTGAAATAGTAGGATTTCCGGAGACGCCATCTCCATTGCTTATGCTTACTCCTGATCCTGCGGTTATAGTTCTTGTGGTCCATGTACTAACTGCAGTTCTTACTGCAATTCCTGTTGTAGATAATCCTTCAACAGCTGCTAAATCATCAGATAAGGCAAGTGTTGGATTTCCTGAAATTCCATCACCATTGGCAACTGTTATTCCTGCTGCTGGTTGAATTATGGTTCTTCCATTAAATGTTCCTGCGCCATCATATGAGGCAATCCCAGCATCTCTTAGATTTGCAAAATTATTCGTTACCACTTTTCCTCAAACTACTGTTAAGTTTCCATTACCTGACACTACCATCCACTGTAAATCAGCCACACAACAAACAAGCCACACAACATCGCCAACAAAAATAGATTCTAAATAACCAGATCCTCCTGCAGTTGTGGATAGATTTCCGAAGATAATTTGTTGTCCTGCTGCTTGTACTAACCGCCATTTATTCCCGCCTAAATCAGCTACTGCAAAAGTATCCCCAACAGATGAAATAGCTGGCAAAGATAAATCTACTCTACCTACGCCATCGACAAAATAACCAGTTTGATTAACTGCAGGCTGTCCACCGGAAATAACAGACCACATAAAAAAGGGAAATGAAGAAGTAATTGTTAAAGTATTGGTTGGAATAGATCCGGTTACAGATATTGCTCCTCCTCCGACAATATTAATATTATTTGAACCATCGGCCGGAACTGCTCCTCCGCTATTTCCTGTTATAGTAAGGACTCCTGTTCCTCCTCCTCCGCTTATTCCTCTTGCAAGACCAGCTTGTGACATTATTCCCCCTTACCATATACCGCAGCGCAATAGATTGTATCGGTTGTTAAACTTGCAGATGGAGCCACAAGATATTTTATCCACAGCTGCGATCCTTTTTCGTATCGAAATGTTTCATTAGAATCTTGATCGCTTGTTAAGTCATAAAGTGTAAATCCACCAGCTAAAACAGGAAAATTATCTGTAACACCATCAAAACTGATCATGTAAGTTCCGTTTGTGTCATTAATAAAATGCAAAACTCGCATAGCATGAGTGAATGCAGTTCCTAACTGCGTATAAGAAGCTGTTATTGAGCCGATATCTAATGATCTAACAGCATCGAATCTAACAATATTTGATGACATATTTACTCTTGTGGAGGGTTTTCAACTATTTCTTTTGGCTTATCGGCATTTACGGCCTCATTGATTTTTTCAACTACAAATGATCTCATTTGAAAAAGCACATCATGTAATTCACCTAAAGGAGCATTGTTTGGCAAAACCATTGTATAAACACGGTCATCTTTAACGATTTCTAAAATAGCAGCTTGTTTGAGCATATTTCCTCATGTTTAAAATTTAAAATTTAATTTTTTATAAACTTTAAGCTACTAAACATCCACAGAAATATGTTTGAGCGGATGCTGCACCCAAAATATCATCTGTATCCCCTGCTTCACCACTTACTGTAATTGTTACATGCGCAGTATCGGTTGCGC